GAGATACGGGTCAGGATTCATTGCCTGCTCTTCAAAGGGTTTGTTTAAATCATTATAGTTCAAGCGCAGGTGCAGTGAGACGGCTTGAAGTTACGCGAGAAATACCGCGACTAATTGGAACATGAAGTCCAAGGCGCTGATAGGCATGTTCACGACCAAGTGTATATCTCCATGCAAAATCCTCAGGCTTTAAGACATTATAGAATGCTCGTAATACCCTGTGCTGTGCACTCATCCACCGTATCTGTTTTTTCATAAGTGCCAATGCTCTTTCAAGATTACCTTCTGAAGCCAGAGCAACTAGCACCCATTCTGCCCATGACTCTGTTTCTGCCTCCATATGAGGCAGCGACGCAAGTCGATCACTGCACGCACCATGAAAGAGTTCATGAAGTAAGACACGAGTGCATTCCTCCTCTCTGTAGATAATAATACGATCCTGCTTACAAGGAATTGTATATCCACCATTTACATGCTCTGGACCCACAGGTTGTCCTGGAGCAGGCAAAGTTCTTGGTATAGGTGCAGCAAATAAGCCTACACGCCAAGGTCTAGCTTCACGACCATATAACTGGAAAATACGGCCCCAGGTTTTCCAGATATCAGGACACGGCCTGTTCGCTTCATGAAGAATAATCACCTTGGCTGATCCACATGTTTTACAGACAAGCCGCACAGTTCCCGCACGATAGCCTTCCCAGAGACGCCTCCGCAGTCTAAGTTTATCATACGGGCTTTCTTCTTCCGCCTCGTGCTTTAGCCACTCCAGGTCTTCCTGTTGCGGCGGCTCCTGTATCCACTGCAGCGGTGGCTCCTTGAGTTGCAGTCGTACTGTTTCCACTAGTTCCCGCAGGAGCGGTGGTACTCTGAGGCCTTGCATCCTCCTCTGATAAGGCTCCAGAAAGTGCTTCACGCATACGGATAAATGTACTCTCCCATGCCATCGGAATGCGATAACTAGGAATGGTCTGGCCTGCTGCAGAGCCCTCCTGCTTTGCCAGTATTCTGAGTGCCTCGAGGCGATGGGGCTCCGATAAAGGAAGTCGTAGACATGAGATCATCAAATGGTGAAGACACTCAATCCATCGAATATTTCGAATGAGGCACTCATAGATAAAGGTACGGATACCTGCGACTTCATCCAAAGTCGGTTTTGTTGGCCGAGCAAGTCGTCGCACTGCCTGGTCAAAGAGTGTTTGTGGGTCAAAGAGTGAAGAGGGATTACCACCTGCAATCTGAATCCGCTCCTTAATTTTTTCATAAGCGCGATCAGGTCCACCTACACCAATTTCTCTGAAGTGATGTGCAATACGAATCGGAAGAGGGTGCTCTGAAGTACACCAAATACTAATATCAGATCCATCCTGTTCCAGAAGACTTTGTAGAATCACACATGATTCTGTGCTCAGTAGATGAGCATGATAAAAGACAAGAATGCGCTTCTCCGCCTGCTCCCTTCCAGAGAGTACGTGAGACCCCTTTCCGAGACGCTCAAGAATCGGCTTGAGAATATGACGATCCTGTAGACTCATTCGGGAGACATCAAATCCAAAATGGATCATAGAGGTTTCAAATGGAATCTGATCCTTTGATGCAATTGTAGTCACTTCATCATCCTCGCCACCATCATCCTCCTTTGGTTTCTCGAGACTCCAGAGTTTTGTAATAATTTTTAGAACCACTCCACGGGCCGCAGCGCGTTTGTAAAGTTCTTGATGGATAGCGTATCGTTTTCCTGAACCAGGCGGACCTCGCCAACTTAGATGCATCTCCCTGGGTCTAAACTTGTTAAACCTTTACACCCAGAATGGAGTGGTGTGTCCCATTACAAAAACTCGAACTTGGAAAAATAAATCACGGTGGACTGATTACACGGGTAAATCGTGAAAAGAAACCCATGGTACCACTATCATATATTGATGGACAAGTCACAATGCCTGTCCTCACAATTCTTTTACCGCACCTCTACATTGATTCCTATAATCCTGCAAATGGTCGCCTTGAATTGGCGATGACAACGAATTGGGTTTCCAGTAAACTCACGGCAATTCAAACAAGTCTTCTTGAAGTTATTTGCGCCAGCCAATTGGCTTGGTTTGGAGCAAATAAGTTTACACGCGAAGAGGTCTATCGGCTTTTTCAACCGATGGTAGAAAATAACAAGTTGCATTTATATTGTCCGTCAACTCTTCAAGAGAAGCGAAAGGGTATGCACGGCATTCGTATATGGAAAGATGGTGCCTGGACGGAAGATGTACAACCGGGAGTCCTCGCGCGTGGTCAAATCATTCGTGTTACTCTACAAATTCAGGGCATCAGTCTTCAAATGGGTGTCACTGACACTTTTTGGACAGGTCGGGCACGCCTTCAACATCGAATTTTGGGAATTCTTATCCAGGCTCCTCGGACACCCGAATGCCTTATTCAATCTTCTGAAGAACCGATGCACTGACTGAAATGAGGGAAAGTTCCATATTGACGAAGAGCATGAACAGCGTGAAGGGTACAAAGACATCGGGGTCCGTACGGATATACATATAACTGAAAATACCGAGCATGAGAACCAGAGCAAATGTCACTCCAAAGATCACTCCCATATTCTTTTGAATGTCATTCAGGTTGTCCTTGCTGCCGGCAAATTGACCGACTGCATAGATTACATATCCTAGGCCTGTAAGGATAATGGCCAACAGTATCATTTGAAAGATCTGTGTAGGTGTCATGCTGTGCTTCCTACTGATGTAGGTGAAAAGGATGCTCTAGAGACCGCAGCGGCGCCATTTACACCATTTGCTGCAGAGGCAGCACTTTCTACTACTGATGAGGTGATAGCGAGTGCCGGCGCAATGAGTGAGCCAACAGTTGTTTGTGCACTGGAAAGTGTAAAGATGACAAACATTGCAAAGACAATTACAAGAATTAAGAGCGGTGTAAAAATATACGACCAAAAGCGGACCATTGAGTACGCCATCCTGTGGAGTATGACGATTTGAATCTGACACTTCAATAGGATGGTCGGGGTCAGAAAAACCAGACGACTCAAAAAAACGAGTTCAGATCACTATAGACCGGGACCCTGTCAATGTCGACCACGTGTCGGAAAAAAGCGTCCGGCTCATGGATGTATACCTGCGTCTGAATTACAAAAAATTGCCTCAAAAGTCTTAGGATCTCAGACTACACTTCGGACTCAGATTGGCGGTGTGAGTGCAGTATCCCTTCGGAAAGAACTTGAGCAAAAGGTCGGTGTAGGCCCGATTCAAGAATACTCCTTTGTAAAGGCACTGCCTATTGAGGAGTCTGAGAAGCAGCGCCTTCAGAAAGCCTATTTACGCCCTCCTCAACCTGAAGCGTGGCGTACCGACCCTGATAAGTGGCTCGATAGCACAAACATTGAGAATGTCATGAAGCAGTACGAAGAAGATGTCGCCGATTTTAAGTTCCTCGGCCCCTATCCCATTGATTTTGCAGCACCCGATCCGTATAATAAGACCAAGACCAAGTGCCTCATTAGTGAAATGTGCAGTCTCGATATGGCAGGATTAAAAGCCGCTGGAAAGTCAAAAGTCGGTATTATCTATAACCTCGACCCTCACAATAAAGGAGGAAGCCACTGGGTTGGGAACTATGTTGATTTGAAGAAGAAGGTGTGCTATTATTTTGACTCATACGGCATGGAAGTTCCTGGCCAAATTGAAAAATTCATGCAGTGGCTTACACTACAGGACCCTGCAATGAAACTCGCCTACAATGCTCGTCGTTTCCAGATGAAGGATTCTGAATGTGGAATGTACAGCATGTATTTTATTATTCGAATGCTGATGGGAGAAGAGTTCCGTCCTTTCTGTCGTCGGGCACCTCGCGATGGCGAAATGTTGATGCTTCGATCATGGTTGTTTAGTACCTGAGTTCAAGATTGCCGATGATAAATCGTAGAGTCATGTAGATGTCGGCTATAAAGGAACAGTTTTTCAGCGAACGCAATGAGCAAATGTTGGACAGATTACTGTACGACCACGTTCAACGTCGCAGCGGCGCAACACTTGATGATCGCCAGAAACAGAGACTTGTGAAGACTGTAAAGCATTATATGGGTGAAGTGTACCGTGTAAATTCCAGTCAGAACATACAGTATCTGAATAAGGAGACACTTGCCGCTGTACTTCCCGACTACACAGCCTATCTGGATAGAGGACGCGAAGTTGAAATGAGCGAGAAGACAGAAGTTGAGATTGTTACCAGTTCAGATCCTCTACGTCAGGACGTTGGAACACGCTTCGCTCTCATGCAGGATTCACGCAATACTGCAAAGGCGGCCCCTCCTGCTCCGCCCGACTTTCGCATTCCGCTTGAAGAGGATAATAACTCCTCTGCAGCGAGTCTATTTGAGCAGGCCAAGAAACAGCGTGAGGCGGAGGCTGCACGCACAGCACTCGCTGTTCAGGAGCAGATTCGGCCTCGCGAGGCTGGTGCAGTGGCCAAGCCGAGAATGCTCGAAAATGAGATTACAACTATGACAGTGCCTCCGGATATGCGTGCTCTCTTTGGTATGAACTCCGTGGGTCGTTCACCGTATACCGCTGACCAGAGTTCTCTCGCACAGGCAAATCCGACAATTGCGGTTCCAACAGTGCGGGCAGACAGACCTGTGCTCCCCCAGGACTTCCTGCAAAAGGAGGAGGATGTACTCAACTACAAAGAAAATGAGTACAATCTCTTCTGCTACAGTGCGGATCGTGATTGGACAGTCAATACAGGTGAGAGCCGCTACAACTTCAGTGTTCTCTTCAATCCTGGAAATGTGACAACAAATAATGGTGTGCGTGCAAATACATCGACGCAAGTGAAGTTCCGTAATATTGTACGAATTGAACTGGTGAAGGCGCTTGTACCTGTAGAGGGTATTGATGTACTGATTGATAGAGGTGC